TCCTGACGCACCTAAATCTATATCATTGTCTGTTACTGGAAGTATTGCACCATCTTGTATTCTAATCTGTTCTACAGCAGAGCTACTAACCTCACTAAAGAATCCTACACGATTATTGCTAGTCTCTATTACAACTTTGTTTAGTGCGTCTACATCAGCAATTAGTCCTACATACGCACCTTCTGTCGATGAACCATCGTGATTGTGACCACCACTAAAAGCAAAGGCTGTAACAATAGCATTTAATTCAGCATTAAGTGGTGCAGATTTAACAACCTGACCTGACTGAATATCGGCTGTATTTGTTCTTGCGTAACCTGCCATTACCTTACATCTCCTAGTCCGTGTGTTATTGTAAACCCTTGAATACTGTGTGACTCATTTGTATCATCTGTCACAAATGTCAAGGCTATTGCTTTACCTGAGCCTGAGAATGTAACTGATTCAACTGGTGATGGATTACCATCAAATATATCTGTTGTGTCAAATACAGCTACGTTTGTACCTCTATCAAAGAATGCTCCGGGACTTGTTGTTGATAGAGTTAAGTTGTCTGGTGTAGATATGTCTGTATTATCATAGTCGTAGGTTATAGACAAAGCTACTGAAAAGTTTCCCTCTGCACTCATATATGTTGATGTGCTGTAGAATGTTTTTCTTTGCTCAGGATTTCCCATATAAATAAATGGAGTTTTAAATATACTCAGGATGTTACTTGAATCAAAAGAATTACCTGACTCCTGCTGAAAAACTTTACCACTTGATGCACCGTGTAATACAAACTCCTCTTGCTCTATGTACCCACTGTCTGCACATGTACACTCTAATCCAAACGTCTGTGCAAACTCAAATCCTATATTACCCTGAGTCTCTCTTAATGCTCCTAGTATTCCTTGTGAAGAAGAAGTAGAAAACATGTACCTAAACTGTGATTTACTTCTTATTATTACTGACGATAGTGCATCTAAGTCTTCTGATGCTATCACATTTCTTACAGTGGACTGTATATTTTTAGATAAAGTTTCAAGGTTAACATCACCAATCTTGTTTGTACCACCAATAGGTCTTATACCGTCAGGTGCAAGGAATAGTAAATCTCCCCCTAGTTCTATCACACTATCAGTAGAAAGGCAACCTAAATTTGAAGTAACTGACTCTAATACAAAGTTAGCTGAATTATCTCCTACAAGTCTCTTAATATTATTCTTGCCAAATATAAATAATACATTACGAAACTTCTTAATTGCTACTATCGCAAACCCTACGTTTATAACCCCACCACCATTTGCAGGACTAAAATCTGTCTCTGCTGTTGGTGCAGAGAAAAACAAATTACTTGGCTGTGCAGGGTCTCCTGCTAGAAACAAATGGTTCTGAAACTCTGCTCCTATCTTAGGGTCTGTTGGTGCATTTGAGTCTGTTATCTGCGTATATGTTGACCCATCGTAAGTGGCTGCAGGGTTTATACCGTCTGTTAATACTACCTTAGGTGTACCAAAGTTTATCTCTGTAAACCTGACCTTGCTTACACCTGTCATTGTAGGTGAGCCACTTGTTGATACGGCTGTCCACCCTATAACTGTTGGAGTAGAAGTAACTGTTGTTGTAGCTGATGATGTACCACCTGTTAAAACATTGTCTGTATCAAATACAGAACTAGGCAGTCTACCAAAGTTTATTGTTAAAGAAGCAGAAGCTTTGGCTATTACAGTACCTGACACTCCTGTTGCTGTATCATCACTAGAACTTACTACGGCTGTAACTGTTTCTCCTACAGTAAAACTAGAACCTTGTCCTGATGTAACAACCACTGTGTAATAAAAGTTCCAGTGGTGTAGATAATTATTACCTGATGATGGTGTACGACAAGCAAGTATTCCTTGATTTACACCGTTAGCAACTGCTATACCTAATACTGACCCTGTGCCTGTAACTGTACCAAAATTATTAGCAAAACCAGTTAGTCTTCTGTAACCACCTTCTAGGTTTGGCTCATAGTTTAGTAACTGTATTGCTGAACCGGGACTCTCTTCACCAAGAGATAAAACATCTGCACCTGTATTTAAACCACCCCTGCAAACGGCTCTAAACGTGGAGACTGAATCAGCCATCTAACCACTCAGTCTTAACATTTGCGAGGTAAATCTAGGTCTATTTATCATAGAAGACCTAACAGACAATGGGTCATCTAATAATAATCTACGCATGGCTTTTATACCTTCTTGAAACTTAGCCTGATGTATTTGTGCAGACTGTTCATTAGACCTAAATCGCATCATATACACCATAGCACCATCTATTATTATATACTTAAATCTGTCTGGTATAATCATAGTGTCATCAAAGGCTGATAGGTCAGATGGAAATTTATAGTATACATATTCTATAACATAAGCTGCGTCAGGTAAAGGTGTTACACCAAACTTTTCTTCTGATGTTTGATAGACTAAATCAGGAGAAGACCTTGCTCCTGTTCCTGAGTTCTCTTCTATAGACTTATATGTTCTAACATAGTCTTCAAATGGTATTGTAAAAAGAGAACGAGCAGAATTACCTGCACTTGACAAAGCTTGAAAATAAAAAGTATCCCAATCAACACTAGCCATATCAGTAGGTAGGTCATATGTGCCTGTACCTGCTGTTAATGTCTGTGTAGTTGTGGTTTTAAGAAAGGGAAATTGATGACCATCTTGCAGTATTTCACGTATAGAATTGTTAATAGCATCCTTTGCTATAGCCTGTACGTTTTTGGCAGTGGAAAAGCCTTCACCTGAGGTAGTAAGTGTGACTTCATTCAACCTACGTAGAAGGTCATTTACGAGTGTAATGTAGGTTGTTGCCATTGTATGCCTTTGTTATATAGATAGAGGAGCAAGTTTCCCTGCTCCCCATTTATTAAATAGACTTATACGTTGTCTCTGGCAGCGACAGCAGCTTCACGATGAGCAGCTGAAATGTCAGCGATAACAGCAAACACTCGTAACCTTCCAGTAGCTGCGGCAGCTCCTGCAATAGTTACATCAATAGTGTCGGCAGCCGTAACAGTCACTGGTGCAGTATTTGCATCGGCAGGAATAGTCTCACCGATTAAGTTTGCAGCACCTGTACTAACAATGTTAGTTTGACCGTTAGAACCTGCTGTTAAGTATGTACCTGCAGCAACGGCAAGTGAATCACCGTCAACGATGTCATCACCACCTGCAAAGTCAATGTCAGCAGTACATGAAGCAGTAAACTGTTTCATTACTTCAGCACCTGCACAAAGAACAACAGACTCAGAAGGAACTTCAAGCAGTTGGAAAACATCTCCATCTGCTATAGTAGCACCTGCTGCAATCATTGCGTCAATGTCCAAGATTGCTTCGATTGTTTTGACAGGATGTCCAACGACAGTAGGAACTGCTAAAACATCTGCTCCTACACCTGCAGTAGCTTTTGCAGTTAAATCAAAAGTAGCCATAGTTTTATCCTCCCTTAACCTGCGTTATATTTAGCAGTCACGATAGCTTCTGGTCGAAGTATCTTTCTGCCGTATAGGTGCATACCACGTACAATGTCTGCAAATGAGTCAGGGTCACGGTATGTTTCAGTTTTGCTGAGTTGTTCAGCCGTTGCAATCGCAGAGCCATGTCCTGCAACAATCGCTCCATAGTTGGAGTTCTGGTTTGCAGTACCTGAAGTACCCGGACCAGTTCCGACTGATGGCAGATTGCTTGAGACATAGAGTCTGAATCCTGCAAGGTTGTTAAGAACAAGACCATTTTGCAATTGTCCTGCTCCACCAAAGTCAGCGTTCATTAGCTTAGAGTTCTCATCTCCAAGTAGTTCCATAAACACAGGGTCTACTACTAGCCACCTGTCTTGTGTATCTACTTGCTGTTGATTCAACAGTCTAGCCATACGATTTACCACAACCATTGGTGTAACAGATGCAGTGCCTACTGAAGTAGCTCCAGCTGTTAGGTTAACTACAGGAATAGAGTGGTCTCCTGCAGATGAAGTTGTGATGCTTCCGAAAGAACTCTTGATGAGTTTCATTGAAGTAAGAAGCTCATCTGACCCTGCACTAGTGATAGACTTGCTACCATTAACTTGGTCATTCACAGTATCAGCTTTAGAGTGTAAAGAAGACTGCTTGTAACCTGCAAGATAACCAAGAACTTCTTGGTCATACTGGTCAGCTAAACGGTATGCAGCTCTGTCAGTCGCAAGTTGCATAAAGTTTATATGAGAGTGGGCTTCCTCAATGTCATCCATTTTAAAAGCGTAGTAGTTAGCCTTGTCAACAACAAGCTGAAAGTCATCGTCTTCAAGGTCTTGTGCAGTAACCTGAGTACCTCTGGCATATGCACTTACTGAGATTTCAGGCTCTTTGATAATCCTGACAGTATCGCCTTGTCCAGATATCTCACCGAAATAATCAGAGTTAGTTATGTCTCCAACAACAGTTGACTTACGAAATGCAAGCTGTACCTGTTTGGAATAGATTATTGGCGAAAAATTACCATTAGGTAAATTGCCATAACCTGAAGCAGTTTGAAAAGCCATAGTTAAATCCTCCTATAATTGGCTTAATGAAAAGCTAAACTATCGTAGGAAGAGGTTATATTTTCTAGAGTGCATATAGTTATTTAGCAGCTAACTTCCTAACCTATGGGTCTATACTTATATAAGTAGTCTTTACTCGTTTAAACTTCGTAATTTACTAGAACACAAAGGTAGTCAAAAAGAGGCTTTATGTTCTAGGGTAGTTATATTAATAAAATGTTTTTTGTCAACACTTTATCTTCTATTTCCTGATACATCATAAATAAATTTACCAGAACGCATTGCTGTTTGTATTTTATCCTGATTTGCTTCATACTGTTTATCAGACATTTTAGCTACATCAGACTCTTTAATGCTGTCTGCTATTTCTTCAGCATCTACTTTAGTTCTAGAAGTTTTATTTACAAGAGAAGCAGCAGCTTTAGTCTTGTTTTTCTTGTCACCTGCTGTTAAACCTTTATCAATCTTATACAAATCAAGAACACGAATAACAGATTTAGCATCGTCAGTATTTTCGTAAAGAGCATTTTGTACCCATTTAGGTTGCTCCTCTACCCACTCGTGAAACTCGTCAGACTCACGTAGTTTGTCAAAGTCTTTGTGAGTTTCTTTAATTTCATTCTCGGCTGTTCTACGAGTCGTTTCTTCTTTAGCCTTGCTAAGTTCCTCTATTTGAATATTAGCTTTATCAAACATTTGTTTAGCTTTTTTCTCAGCTATTGTTTCTACAATACCTGCAACATCAGGATATTTTTCTGCCCAAGACGCAATGTCTTCATCAGACTTAGGTGGCACAAGCTTTTCAGTGTTAGATAGTTTATTCTCTAACTCTTTTATTCTAGCGTTATACTCCTTCTCCTTTGACGCAAGATGTCTTCGAACATCCCCATATCTCGTCTTGAAAGATTTTTCCTCTTTACTGAGAGTCTCGTCAGATACCTCTGCTTCCTTTCCCTCTTCAGGAGGAGACACATCTTGGCTCTCCTCAGGGTTTTCTTGAACCCCTTCTCCTTGGCTCTCTGCAAGGAGTTCTTTAAGTTCCTGCTCCTCCTTAGCAATCTTGTCCTTGTACTTTGAACGAGTCCGACTTACAAATCCTGCAGTCTTCTGTGGTTCTACTGTTTCTAATTCTGGCATATTTTTCTCCTGTTATTGGGGTTGACATGATTGTCAAGTAGCCTTAGGTTTAGTGCCTAATCCTTTAGTATTCTTTTTTCGTTTTGCTTTAGCTTTGGGTTTAGATGCTAGTCCACCTTTATTAACAAAGAAAGGACCACTATCTGGTTGAGAAAATCCTCCTCCTCCTCCTCCAAAGCCAAAACTACTTGCACCAAATTGTGGTGCAGACCCTGTATTACCTCCAACACCACCTCCTGATGTTCCTTGTGCTATATCTATAGCTTCCTGCATCTGTCGGTCAAAGGCTTCATTCTGTGCCACAGTATCTAAATCACCTCTACCTGCTTCTTCTTCTGCTCGTGTTATATCAACTTTAAGATTTTCTACTTCTTTCATATGATTATCTAAAGCATCCTTTTGTACTTTTTTCCTATTCTTTTCTATTCTTTTTAATGCTTCTTTACCTTCTTTACTATTAACATCTTTAAGACCTGTAACAGTATTAACTTGATTAACTCCATCTTTATTCTGTGTTATACCTAATAAAGCTTTATCTAGTCTACCCATAACTCCAAGTTCAGATATAGGAGTATTAGCTATTTCTTGAGTTGTTTTATTGGGACTGTCAAAAGTTAAAACTTCTCCAAGTCCTGTAAAAATATTTTTAGCTGCATTAGCTACTGCACCAACTACACCCCCACCTAATGCAGAAGCCAATGCTCCCAATACTGTCGGATTATTAGCATTATCTATAATGGCTTGAACATTTTCTTTTTTCATGTTAATACCAAGTTCTGCAGGTATTAAACCAATTTTTGCAGAAAGAGGTAAATCTCTATATTCATCTATAGTTAAATCAAATCCATCAATATCTTTCAATCTATCAAAAGATACAGTTAAAGCATTTTTAGCTCTATCTCTATTTTCTTGCATAGTATCAGGTCGAACTGAAGAAAATGGGTCATCAGATGCTGATATCTCTCTGTCAGAAGATTCTCTTTCATTTCCTAGTGGTGCATCCTCTATATTAGTTTGTACTTGCTGTATATTAGGAGGTGTTTCAGACCACGGTGACTCTGTATATACTACATCATTAGGATTTGCAAGAGACCCATCAGCGTTATAACGCACAACATATGTTCTACCATCTGGATGATAAAATGTTTTTTGTGTTGGCACAGGTCGTGATGGAAAACCTAGACTACCCCCTACAAATCCAAACTGACCCAAAGGGTCTTCACTTTTAGCTATGGCATCAGCCTGTATATCCGACTCTGTAAGAACTCCCTCAGCTGCATGAATCACTCCCCCCTTATTTACACCAATTATCATATTTCTTATTTTTGCTTCATCTTTAGCATCAATAATATCTGCACTTTCTTCAATAGGTTCTCCTCCTATTCTTCCTGCATTTTCCATTTGAGCTAATCCCATCTTGGCTTGCATACGCAAGTCTTCAAAAAATTTTACTCCAAAAAATCTAACAACATCTGCAGGTACTACATACTCTCCATCACTTAACTGTGCAGGTATATCATCTCTAACTTCTTCTGCTAGTGAACCAGATGGAACTTCATTACCACTTATAGGGTCTCTATCCATGCCATCATCTTTTAATCCCCCCTCTTGCATAAAAGACATTTCCATCTGTTTTTCCATAGCAGTACCACCCTTGTTAAATTTTAATTCCTCTGGTTTTTTAAGAGGAACTCGTGAAGATTTCATAGTTCCTACATTAGATGCAGGATTAAGTTCATCTGAATAAGGGGTCTCCCCACTTAATATATTTTCTTTATATCGTTTACGAATAGGCTCGTCTAATAGTCCCAAAGAAAGTTTAAGTTTTAATCCATCTACTTCAGGAGATTCTTTACCCTTTCTAAGGTCTTGAACAATATTTACAACTCTGTCTACAAAATCTTCTTCTGAAGGATTACCCTCAGCTATCATCTGTCTTCTTAAAGCAACACTAAATTTATTATTATTTACATCAATGTTACTTTCTTCTCCTGTATTTTCCAGAGCTACTAAATTTTTTATATAAGATTTTATACCTGTTTTATCTTCATCTTTTTTTAGGTTCATATAATTAAAACCTAATTTTTCAAACATATTCATCTTACCTTTTTCATTAAGTAAAAGACCATGAAATATACCATGCCTAGCTGTATCTTCTGCTCTTTGAAAATCATCACGATATTTTTCGCCTACTTCAATACCTACTGACTCAGCTTTTTTAGCTTCATCATAAGTTCCTAATAATTTTGCTCCAATATTTCTTGCTGTTAATAAATAATTAACTTTACCAGAATCATCTCTTTCTATAAGTTTATTTTTAGTTATATACTCAACCATCAGAACCGTTCATTTCTTCTCTAAGATATTTAAGTCTACGTAATGCACCTATTGCTCCCTGTAGTCTGTGAATAACAACATGATTATCTGACTGCTCTAAGGCTGTATGATTTTTTGAAATAGCATCATCAAGGTATTCTACAAAATTATCCCACAAAGGTTTATCATTAACTAGTTGTTTTAGGTTCATTGTCTAGTTCCAGTAAATCCCGGCTCGTCAGGTGTTGGCACTGAACCTGTGCCTATAGTACCTCCTCCTGTACCCTGTGTATCTTGAGCCTGTACACCTGCAGGAATTTCTTCTGTTTCTCTTGGGGGTTTACCCTCATTAGGTGGTGGAGGTGGAGGTGGATTTTGTTCTTGAAATTTTTTGAGTATCTCAGCCTGAACTGCAGCTTGACCCATAGAGTTAGCCACTTTGTCAGGGTCTAAGTCCATAGACTTTGCTATCTCTCTAACAATATAATCCATTCGTGCAAAAGGAGCAAGAGCAGGATTAGATACTGTCTGCATAAATTGCATTAGCCTTTGACTACGTACTTCATTAGCCATAAGACTTTCTGTACCCTGTGCTTTAATTTCTAAATCACCTTTTATTTCAGAGTCAAAATCAAACTGCATATTAAAACTAAAAAAAGCTTTACCTAAAGGACCTAGCAGATAATCATCAACATTTTTTATAACACTTCTAATAGAGTTATTAGCAGCGTTCATTAACATACTAATACCTGATGCTGTACGTCCTACTCCTGATATACCTGTCTGACCATGAGCAAAAGATGGAAAGCCTGTACTCTCGTCTGCTAACTGTCGTGCTTTGTCAAACATCTGCATGTTTTCATTCGACACATTAGGAAACTTTGTACCAAAGATAGCCTGTCCCGGTGCGCCGCCTTGTCTTCTAAATATTTTTCCCGGATACACAGATAAGTCTTGTCCCGGAACTAAATTTGTTTCATCTACTTCTATAATAAGATTACCTGACAGTGCAGCATTATCTACGGACATACGCATAAAACCATTCATCAGTGTCTGTGTATCATCCATGTTTTCTGCAATACCTACACCAAATATACTGTATGGGTTCATTTCGTAGGGTGTTGCATAGTAGGGTAGATAGGCAGGAGTAAACGGATTCATAACAAGTCTGAGAACATTGTTGTTACATATCCAAATATTTACACTAACTTGTTCTACATCACCTAACTCTTCAGGTATATCAACATCATACTCTTCTATTATATCTCTATCAACAAATCCCCAAAACTCTAGAACCTCAAACCTTTCGGCTCTGTCCTCTTGGTTATTGTCTTCCATAACATGTTCCCACCACTCTTTATTGTACATCTCTCCTTCATTAAGAGACTTATCAATAGCATTTTCTCTAAAGAATGGTCTTTTCTTTAATGCACGTAACTGAGAACGAGACATCTTGTGTCTCTCTATAATAAACTCTGCTTCATCCATATTACTTGCATCAGGGTCTGGATAAAAATTCCAAATAGATACGTGAGAAGTTTGTGGTACAGTTTTAAAAAGTGGGCTATAGATTCCCTCTTCATTCCAATTAGGATACTCTTTATCTACAGCAAAAGGTCCTTTCATTATGCCTGTTCCAAAAAGAGCCGCTTCAAAGGCTGCGGCTCGTAGTTGTTTTTTAGCATTAGACTCTTCTAATTGGTCATGTATTTTCTTTTCCATCTTCTTGGCTGCAACCATTGCAGGATGAAAGTTAACAGACGTAGGACTACCTGTTGATTTAAAATCTATTTTATCTTGAACAGGATTTAAATCATCTGTTAAAGGACCAACTCTTTCGTTAAACTCTGGAAGTGTTTCTCCTGCCAATAGTTTAGGTAGTTCTTTAGGTGCTGTACCTGCTTGTTCTGTAGCTTCTTTTAGCTGTGGATTTGTTTCTAAACTTACTGTATCTTCTACACCATCAGGTAAAATTGTAGGGTCTATACTGAGTGGAAACTTATTACCACCAAACAATACTTCTACAAGCTGTCCATAAGCAGCAAGAACTTTTGTTTTGGTTACTTTAACAAATACCTTTGATTTTTCTGTAGAAGTAAACTGTACATCAGGACTATATAAACCACGATAGTTTCTGTAAGCCTGTATCCATCGCTCTTCATCACCTCGTCTGTTTGTTTCTGCTTTTGAGTATTTACCTTTTACAAAACTAACTATGTCTCCTGCAGGTGCATCTGTTAGTGCATCCTGCTCCATATCCTCAATTGCTGATGCTTCTATTGAGTCAGGGTTTATATTATCTTCTTCCATATTTTACCTCAGTAT